AGAGCGATAAAAGCGCCCTTAACTGCGGCAACGATCGGCAAGACGGCGACAAATCCCACGAACCCGGCCACGGCTACGCCTGCGACTGCGCCAAGAATTGGCATATCAGTCAGCAGCGAGCCGATGGGTGTGAGAATGCCGGCCAGGGTCTCTGCAACCGTTGCGAGCGGAGCTAGCAGCGGGCCGCCGAACGCAATCGCGAGACCCTCAGCAGCAGACGCAAGGCGCTTCATTGAGCCCTCGAAACCGCTGTTTTGAATCTTGGCCATCTCAGCAGCAGCGCCCTGAGAGTTCGTGACCTTTTCGACCATTGCAGCCAGCTCGCCGTTGGCCGATGCTTCCTGCAACAGCGCGCCAGTCGATACGGCTGTTTTGCCAAATAGTTTTTTCTGCAGCTCTAGCCGCTCAGCCGAGCCCATGTTGGCGGCTGTCATGCGGGCCTCAATGTCGCCCAGGATGTCCGCCATGGGGCGCATGTTGCCTGCGGCGTCTTTGTTCGTGACGCCCAGCTGGGCCATCGCTTTGTTGGCCTCCGTGTTTGCACCTGACAAGTTCAGCAGCACAGACCTGAGGCCAGTACCTGCGACGCTTGCCTGAATGCCGGAGTTACCCAGCAGCGCCATGGCGCCGCCCATGTCCTGAATGCTGGCGCCCGCCTGCGCAGCGGTGGGGGCGACGTATTTGAACGCCTCGCCCATCATCTGAATGTTTGTGTTACCGCTGCTGGCCGCCTTTGCCAGAACATCGGTCACCATCGCAGTGTCTTCAATCTTGAGGCCCATGCCGCCCAAGATGTTTGACGCAATGTCTGCGGCTTCGCCCAGCTCGATGCTGCCAGCCGCAGCCAGGTTCATCATCTGAGGCGTTGCGCTCAGAATCTGATTTGTGTTGTAACCGGCCATCGCCAGGAAGCCCATGGCGTCAGATGCTTGACGCGCTGAGAACTGCGTGGTTCGGCCTAGCTCTTTTGCCTTTGCTGTGAGTTGTCTGAATTGCTCTTCATTTGCGCCAGAAATCGCTTTAACTTTCAGCATTCCGCTCTGAAAGTCGGCCGCTGTTCTGACTGCGCCTGTGAGTGCTGCGCCTAAACCTGCAGCAGCAACAGCAGACGCTTGAAAAGCATCGTTTCTTATGACGTTCTTGAAACCTTGCGCCGCCCCAGTCGCGGCGTCATTGATGCTGCGCTTGACGTTCTGATTGAAAGTCGAAAGCTGTTTTTGAGCTTTGCTAATCGACTTCTTGAAACTGGCGCCAACCTCGCCGCCAAGCTTCAGGGTTAAGATCGCTGGGCCTGTTTTTGGTGCCATGGCTTACCCCCGTTTTGACTTGGCTTTTCTGTTGATCTCCTCCTCAATCTTTTGAGCAGTTTTGACCCAGGCGGAGAGGTCATTCACCTCTAAGTCCAAGATCTCGTCTAACCCCCAGCCAGTGAGTTTTGAGAGGATTACTACCCCCCGCCTTAGGTCGCTGACTGGGGGGTTTGGAAATCCTGCAGGACTTCCGAAAGCTTGGTGAAATCGACGGTGTCCAGACTCTCGATCGTGGCAGGTGAGACCTCGCACAAGTTGGCAAAAAATCTCACCGCCTTTTCGGTGTCTGTTCCTTTGGCTTTGTCGATGATCATCTGATCGCGAACGGTCGGCCGACGCATGGTGAGTGAGTCGACCGACACCCCATCAATCTCAACCGCATAGCTGAGTTCAATGGTTTCAGTAGGGCGCGTTTTAGATGCCATCAGGGCGCTCCGTTATTGCCGCCAGTGTTGGCGGTGGAGTTAGAGCCGACGCCCATTGCGGTGCGCAGGCTTTCCAGCTGATCGGTGCCGTTGATGATCCGTTTCATGTTCTCCACGTCAATTTCGTGGAGAGTTTCGCTGGCCAGTTCCAGCTTGTAGTAACGGCATTGCATCTCAAAGGATGCCTCGGTCATGCTGCCGGCTTCCATTGCCCCAGGGTCAAAGCTGGTGACTGATCCAGTCAGGTTGACCACCATTGCAACAGCATCTGTGTCGCCGTTGCGCTGCAAGGCGCCGCGGACAGTCAGCTGAGTAGCGTTTTGGTCATAGAGCCCAAAGAGCTTCAGGATCTCGGGGTCATATTCCGCCAGGGTGAAACTAGCGGTCAATGCTTCCATCCCCATGTCAATAGCGACGGGGGCATCGAGCCCGCCGGCCCGATACTCCTCAGTCGCAATCGAAAGGGTTGGGAGCGTCATCTCTGTGACTTTGCCGGCGTAGCCGGTGCCGTCCACAAAGAGACTGAAATTACGCAGAGTGCGTGGTAGTTGTGCCATTGGTTAAACCTCCTCAGTCGTCATTAGTGGCGCCAGAGCCCGACTGACCAGCCGTGGACTGGTTGCCTGGGTTGTTCTCGTTTCCATCATCCAAGGCTGACTCATCGTCGGCATTGGAATCTGTCAGAACGTTGACTAGGAAGCCGTTGGTCAGAATCGACCTGAAGCGGACACGCTCGGCGGGATACGTCGGTGTGATCTCAAAGTCGATCGTGACCTGTCCATTTGACACGTCGGTGACGTTGTTGGCATCGGGGTCGATGTAGACCCGGCTGCCAAGGATTGCGCCGCGTGTTTCCAAGCTCCGCAGATAAGACGCGACAGACTCGGAAACGTCTTGGAGATAGGTGCGGGTGATGCAACGGTCGACCGCCCACAGGTGAGCCCGCATCACGCTCTCATTCACCATGTCGATAATCCGACGGGTGCTGATGAACTGATACTGAGAATCTGTGGTGGTGCTGTGGTTGCCCCAGAGACGGAAACCGTTCTCGCGAACGATCGTGGCCACATCGTTCTCATTGAGGATGTTGGCCTCGCTGTTCTCGTCGCCCAGGAAGAACCCGACGGCGCGAGATGTGCCGACGATGCCCTGAATGATCCGGTTGCTGGGTGAATACCAGAAACCGCGCTCAGCGTCGGACTTGGCAATAACGCCAGCGACGAAAGCAGAAGCGGGCAGCGTGGTTGAGCTGTTGGTCTTGACCCAGGGATCGACCACATAGAGACGATCAGAGACGTGCAGATCAGCAAAGGACTGCGCGTCGGCCTGAGTAGTGTTGGGGCCGTCTGCCACAACGATTGCGCGGAGACGATCGCCAACGCCGCTAGAACCGCTAGCGATGGACACCAGCTGGGCCAGCACAGTGTTGGCCACCTCAGACCCGGAGGTCAGTGTGGCTTGGTGTGTGTAGCCAGGGGCAATCAAAATTTTGGGGGAGATACCCAAAACGCTTTCAGACTTGAGAAAGGCCCAGACTCCGGTTTTGGCCAGGCTGTCGCCTTCAAGGTTGGTCATCGTGGCCGCTTCATCAGCGCCCTCAGCAACCCGAACCACAACAACAGTGGCGCCGACCTGAGCAAAGATCGCCTCCATGGCGGCCTTCAATGTGCCGCCCTCTCCGAGCTGCAATGCTTTGGCTCGGCTGCCTGAGATGAGCACAGGCTCATTCAGGGGGAAAACAGATGCGTCGGCGTTGGGAGCTGTGCCGATCAAACCGATGACGGCTGATCGCACGGTCTGCAGGGGGCGAACCCCCTGCGTTAGCTCAACAACCTCGACGCCGTGCAGAAAATTAGCCGGCATCGATCAAGCCTCCAGTGACTTCAGTTCAGTGGCGCGTGCTGCGGTCAGCACTGAGAGTTCTTCGAGCTTGTCGATCGCCTCGACTGTTTCGTCTGACTCCAGGTCTACAGGCTGCAGAGCGATCATTTCGGCAAAGTCTCCGACAATGGGGTCAGAGCCTGCAGCCGCCTTGTAGTCGATGCGCTCGGCGCGAGTCATGAACGTTTTCAGCTCGTTCTCACTCAGGAACTTCGGAGTGACAACTGGGGGAGCAACTTCAGCCACATAGGGCTCAAACGTTCCGTCGTCCAGGCGCTTGTCGTTTGCATGAACGTCATCGGGGACTTCCTCAAACTCAGCAGCAATGGATGCCACAAAGTCATTAGCGGGGTCGCCGAGATGGATTTCAGCAACGCGACCGTCCGGGAAAAATCGTGCGTACTTTTTCATTGATAGGGGCCTCCTCAGAAGATGATTTTGTATTGGATGAAGATCAGGCCATCTCCGCCCCATCCATGGTTGATGCTGTTGCTGGGATACATGGCATATCCGGAACTTCCGCCGCCACCAGCTGCACCGCCAGGGCCGCCTTGGGCGTATTGACCAGCGCCGCCACCGCCGCCCAGCACACCACCGGAGCCGCCGGTCATGTAAGAGACGTTGTTGCTGCTTTCGTAAGAGTGGACGCTACCGCCGCCAGCGCCGGGGCCGCCGCAACCACCGCCGCATGAGGCCTGCTCAGAACTTTGACGAGTGGCACAGCCGCCACCGCCGCCGCCGCCACCAAGGAAGATGAGGTTTGGCGACCAGATGGCGGTGCCTTGGCCATCGCCTGGCATAGAGCTGCCGATCGAGTTGTTCGAGTATGAGTTTGCCTGCGCGCCATGGCCGCCAGATCCGGTGAGGCCAGCGCCACCGACACCGCCGTGGCTGTAGTAAGTGGTGGTTGATTGTGAGCTGCTGCCGTAGCCAGCAGTGCCTGAACCACCCACAGAGGTGTATGAGGTGTAGCAGTTGGTGCCGTGGTAGTTGATGGAAGCACCGCCGCCACCTGAGTAGCTGCTGTAGTTGCCACCCTTGTAGCCATCCTTATCGCCATCAGGGCTAGGTGCAGAACCGCCGCCGCCGCCACCACCGGAGCTGCTGCTGTTGCTGCCGACGCCGCCATAACCGCCGCGACGGTTGGCGATGTTGCCGTTTAGGCCCATGCCGCCAGCGCCATAGGTTGAGGCGCCTTGGTTGCTGCTGCTGTTATCACCAGCGTTGCCGCCAGTAGCAGACAGGAACGAACCGAACGAGCTTGTGCCGCCGACACCGTTGTAAGACCGGCAGCCAGCGCCAACAGTGACAGCCACCGTGTCGCCGGGGGTGAGAGTAGTGATCTCAGAAATTGCGAGACCGCCGCCGCCGCCGCCGTAGGCTTGGCCACTGCCGCCGGACATGCCGCCGCAACCGCCAGCGCCCCATACATAAACGCGAAGCGCAACGCTTACGTCGTAGTTGTCGGGAACCGTCCAGGTGATCGCTGCGGTGTCAGTGCCGCTGTTGTCGTTCGACCGAGATGGTGACGACGACGTGAACATTTTGCAGGCGTTGCGGGGGCCTTCACCGCCGCCGCCGCCGCCGAGAAATTGTTGAAAAGTGCTCATCAGTTAATCCTCCAGCCTTGAGTGGCGTTTGCGTAAACCAGCCGGAAGCTGGCGTTGAGTTTGGCAACAGTCATGTCCTCAGCGAGGCCCATGATGTTTTCCGAGTTGCGACCCACCGTGAGGTTGTTCGCATCAAATTTACCGGCTGCATCAACAAACTCGACATAGTCGCCGGTTGATGGTGAAGCGGGAAGATTGATGGTCACAGCTCCGTTGGTGGTGTCCACCAAAAGCCGGGTGTTAGCTGTCGCATCAAAGGGGCTATCTGTGTCATCCACAGACACCCAAGTTTTGTGACTCTCAGCGACCTCATTCTCTACATAGAGAGCAGTGGCGGCCTGGAGGCTGCCGGCTGTGGGGTTGCTTGGAAGTGTCACCTGGCCGGTCAAAGTGCCGCCAGATTTGTCCAGTTTGGTGGCGAGGTTGTTCGTCACTGTCGTGGCGAAATCAGCATCGTCCCCCAAGCTGGCTGCCAGCTCTTGGAGTGTGTCCAAGGCGGCGCTGCTGCCATCAATCAGATTGTTGACAGCGGTTTGGATTTCAGCGGTGATCTGGGTGCCCGTAGGACGGGCAGCCATGTCATCGTCGATCGCCTGCAGGGCCTCCCGCAACCTGACCACGTCAGCGGCGAGCAGGTTGGATGGGTAGGGCAGGGCATAGGACCTTGAGGTCGTTCTGGTGTCAGTAGTCATGGGTTAGTTCCTCAAACCATTACGGCGCGAATGTTGCGGACCTTGGGCCTGCCGGCGGCTGACCCGGTGAGATTGAGTTTCACGCGGGTTGCGGACAAAGCCACAATCCCGGTGTCCTCGAAGACGTACTCAACGAAGCCATCACCGATTGGTGTGGCAGATGCGAGCGCCATCGATTGAAAACCTCCGTTGTCGTATTGAGGAACGACACCAGCGCCGCCATTCAGCTGCGCCTCGAAGATGATCCGAATCGTGGACCCGCCGTTGGCCACGTCAAACTCTCGACCCACATAAGTGCCGGCCGTGTCCAGCGTTGCCGGAAGGCTCAGAACTCCGGGGTGGAGTGTTGGCGACTCTGTTGATGATCCGCTCAGGATGGCCTGAACTTGCATCGTGTCGCTAACCGCTGCCTCAAGCTTGATCGACTGATCAGGAGCCAGCAAGAACTCCTCGCCATTGCTGCGGGTGTACTTGAAGGTCACGCGGGAGCTTGTGGCTGGAATGTCCACAGGCGCGGTGACCAACAGGTCAGTCATGTTGCTGACCGTGAGGCTGCCCAGGTTGATAGTCGCCTGGGTAGCAGTGAACTCAGCGCCCTTCAGAACAAAGCACAGATCCATGTCGTTATGGACTGTCCAACTTGAAGCGTTGGAGCTGCTGAGCAGCACGCCCACCGTGTAGGGCTGGGCGGTAACAAACTCGCCAGCAACTGCGTCATATTTGCCAAGCTCGGCGATCCGCACAGCGTGCGAAGGATCGTCAGTCATCAGAACGATGAAATACTCCTGGCCGGCTTCCAAGTAGATCGGGAAGTCGAAAGTTGCAGTTGTGAAACCAGTTGTAGAAATGTCGGAGCCCTTGATGCGGGTCCGTGTGATGGGCTGACGGCCGGGGAATCCGTTATCGCCCTCGACAATGTCGATGGTTACATCGTTGTCGTCTGAGCCCTTAACGGCGAACTGCAGATCAAGCGCAGTGATGTGACGGCCCTCAGGCAGCACAAAGCTTTGTGCAAGGGGGTCCCAGTTCCGACGCGGCGGTGGGGGGCTCCACCAGCGCCACGTTGTGGTGGTGGTGATGCTGTTCCACTCGCGCTGAACGAGGGTGCCTTGGCCGGTGTAGATAGCAGAGCCGAAGTTGCCCTGATTGCCCAGGAACTCGACCTCTTTTGATCCACTCGGGATGTCAGCGGGAACGGTGAATTGACCGCTCAGGTCGCCGTCACCGTTTGCCACCTCGCCATTGTTGCCGAGGTTCTGGCCATCAAAGGTGATAGAGACCAGGGCTTCACCAGAGTCAAAGCCGGAGATGTCAAAGTCGACAACTGTCTGCCGCAGGTTGGCAATGTTGGTTTCGACTTCCGAAGCCAACTCAACAACCGTGGCCGTCGCCGAACGGGAACGGTCGCCGGATCCGATGGTGAATGACCGAGTGCTGAACGTAGTGTTTTCCTCAGTGATCACCCACAGGTCAACCGCAGGGTCAAGGGTTACGTCAGCGGGAACCGCGTCAAAGTTGCCGTAAGGGTTCACGGCCATAAAGCCAGTGAAAAGGGTCTGGCTAACCAGCTCAACGTCCTGATAGGGCAGCAGCGCGTGGGTGTCATTGTTCTGCGCGGCCCGTACTGGGGCGCCAGAAACAGCCAGCTGCAGCTCTTGGTCGACAATCACAGCGTCTTGGCTGATGCCAGCGTCGCGGAAGTCGCCATCGAGTAGCGGATCAGCAAACACGCCGTACTTGGCGGTCGGTTCGCGGGAACTGATGTCACGCTCTAGGCGCTCAGCAGCGACCAAGCCGTAAAGCTCAGCGATGGCCTTTTTCATCTGGCGCTGTTCGCGCACAGAGACCACTTTTACGCCGTTGTTTTCAACCTGGGGCTTTTCAACTGAGTTCCAGTTCTGGTAATACTCAGCGATTTGCAGTTCGTTATAGGGAACAGTCGGAGCGACAGGATTGAATGCCGTCGAAACACCGCGGACCCGGTGGAAGTAGCCCTCACTATCCAGGGCGATCACGTCGATGCGTGGCATCTTCCAGGAATAGTCAACCAAGACCAACGTCGAGGCGACCGCGTCGACGATGTCAAAATCGCCTGTGTCGGGGTCGATGTTGGTTGCGGGGACGCTTGTCAGGAAGCGATAGGTGACGCTGTAGGTGCTGCCAGGGGCAGGCTCAGCGCCGGAGGGGCTCCAGTCGACTTGATCAGCCGTGAGGTTGTAGTCCGTGCCTGCGCTGTAAGTCGTGGCCCCTTGGGTCACGCTCTGAATGCTCAGAACTGAAGTATCAGGCAGTTGATCCAGGGCGCCGCTAAAGCTGCCATGGGTCAGAGTCACCGTGACTTCCTTGGTGATCACCACATCGTTAATGGTGCTCAGCGGGAAGCGGTTGACCGTCAGGGTTTGGTTGGTGGGGCCAGCCGAAACCTTGGGTTCGTTATTGATCGTTTGCAGATCGGGGTCGATCGGATAGCTCAGGCCGGTCGCCGTGGGCTTGTCGATCTTGGTTCCCCAAACGTTGGCGACACCTTCTGCAACGGTGAAAACGTAGTTGCTGTTGGTGGCGTCCTTATTCAGGGACGTAGTTGTGAGGCCGCTGACGATGTAGCTGCCGTTGGCGTCGCGGTCATATTGGGCGACCAGCTTTTTCGCTGCGTCCAAAACCGGGGGCGGTTCAATCGTTACGAGCGCACCATTCAGCACGTCGTACACGGAGTAGAAATCGCCCGTGCCACCATCTCCTGACCACCCCCAGGCCAGCTCGCGCTTAGTGCGGCCAGCTCCGGGCTCTTGGTAGTTCCGGGTTCCCTGGGCTGGATCGCGAAGGTTCGCGTCTTCCAGCTCAGTGACGGTTGACGTTGTGAGGCGAACGCCTAACTGCAGACCGCCGGTTGTCGGAATGTTGAATTGAGCCGGTGCGACTTCGCGCACTGCACCCAACACATAAAGAGAACCGCCGAGCAATGTGACCGCGCCGGTTGCGGGGTCGACAGTTGCAGCGCCGCCGTTAATGATCGCGCCATCTTGAAAGAGGCTGTTTGCAATCTTTGTGATGCGATCTGAAAGGATCGACTGGCTTTCGTTTAGCTCAGCAGACTGAAGTCCTTTGCTGGCGCGAAACAGCAGCTCGTCGTACTTATCAGATGCAGAAAATCGGTTGTAGTAACCCTGTAGGGACATGGCTTTTTCCTTTAGAACGTGAGAACAAACTCAAAAGTCTCCCGAGTGGCCGGGGTCCTAATGATTGAGCTGACGTGCTCCAACAGGTAAAGGGTCCCAGAACTGGTCACCTCAGTGGCAGCATCGAAGAACATTTGACCAGCGGGCAAGCTTGCCCCGGTGACAACGTCCAAGAAAATGCCAGTTTCCCTGATGGTCGATGTGCTGGCATCTGCAAAATCCAGCGTGAACTTGCAATAAAGCAAGTTTGTATCAGTCGCGCTCACGTCGTAGCGGCCACTGGGAAGACTGATGGCACCTTGTGCGGCAGAGGTCACAAAATCGACCTGTGCCGCTTTTCGGTAACCGATCGCGTCATAGAGGGTCGTCGAGTTGATGTTTTCTGGATCAACCCCGTTGGCGTCCCACGCGGTTTGACCCGCGCCGATGCCGAGAAAAATGTTTCGGGCTTTTACAGAGGCGGCCAGTCCCGCCCGCCCGGATGTCACAAGTGTGGCCAAGGGCTCACCTCCTTTGATGTTTGCATTGTAATCAGCGGTTTATGAGTGGGTTTGATGGACCGCCTCAACCGCAAGGCTGGCAACTTGCCACTTGGCAATTTTGACCCACATCTGATGTGTGTCCCAAGTGGTTGGATCATTCGCGAGCCAGTTTTCTGTATCCCAAATTGAGAGACTTCCAGCTGCCCATGCGTCAGAGTTCCATGCTGTCGCACTCCATTCGTTCGTAGCATCGCCAGTCCACACTGATGGTGCCACGATCCAGCCTTTGTTTTCGTCGCCGGTCCAGTAACCATCGCCCCAAGTCGGTTCAACGTATAGGGCGACAGTGGTTTGAACCGTGCGAGTGTGCTGGCGCGTCGTGAACGATTGCCGGTTTTCTGTCGCTTGCGCGAAGTAATCCCGCTCAAAGCGTTCAGATGTTGGCCAGCCCAGAACGTGATGCGTCTCAGACAATCCGTCGGTCGTCTCTGAGAGATAAACGCCCGAAGTGTTGAAGCTAGAAACACGCTCCAGGTGCTGGAAGTTCGTCCAGCT